GATCCTCGGGATCGGCGTCCCCGACTCGTCGGCCGTAGGCGTCGATCATACGGCCGAGCATCGCGGCGAACTGTGTTGTCTCGTATTTCTGTTTTCGTCTCCCCATGCGTCAAGGTTCCCTTGACGGCTTTAAGGTGTCAAGGCTACCTTGACGCTATTTTGCCTAGGCGGCGACGTCCGGGATCACGAGCCCGGACGTGCGTCGGGCGGTCGAGGCGACGGCGAGAGCGGCCGTCGCTGCGAGGAGGCAGGAGATCTCGGCTCCCTTGCCTCGCATAAAGAGCCGGTTCCCGTCCGGGTTTCGCCACGTCGTATTTTTCACGGCGGCGTCGAGCCCGTTGTGACGGGCGTGGTGGAGCCGGAGGAGATCGTTGGATTGGGCAATGAGCGCCGTCGCCGCGGCGACGTCTTTCATGGTGAGCCCCTTTACCCTCGTCGTTCTAACCCTGGGCATGCGGCCGAGCGCCTGGGAGACGGTGATATTCTCGCCGATCGAGTCGTAACCGACCGGCACGCGTGGATGCTTGAGGATCGCTTTCCCGACGTAGGGAGCCACCCACGAGCTCCCGGCCCGGTGCGCCATCATCTGAATATGCGGCTCGTCCTGCTCGTCGATCCATGCGACGGCGACGGCCGCGGCCGCGCCACCGATCGCGATATCCCAGCCGATCCCCCACGGCACACCGGCCGGAGGCTCGAGCAGCGGATCAGTCGCGGTGATCTCCCATTTCTGGAGATCCAGCGCCGTAACTTTGGAGTCCGGAGGCCAGATACAGAGGTACTCACGCATGAACTCCGGGAGGGAGAGCCCGGTTTCGGGATCGTGCCGCTCCCGGATCGTCTCAATCGAGGTGAGTCCGCATGCGAGGCCGGGATGGGTTTCCCACCAAACCCGCTCGTCGTTGGGATCACAGAACTCGTCGGCGCTGTAATCAACGATCCCGAGCCGATCCGGTGCCTTTCGGGCGGCTTCCAGCGAGTGCCAAAACATACCGATCCGGGCGGTCCCCGGCGTGCCGGAGACAATGATCTGCCCATTCGGCTTGGTATCCATCATGGGCAGCGCTCCGGCGAGGAGCCGGGGAGACTCCTCGGGGTCGAGCTCGCCTCCCTCGTCAAACCATATGACGTGAGCCGCGCCGCCGCGGAGGCCGGACGGTTCCGGTTTCGCTACGCGCCACTTGGAGCCGTTTCTCCACCGTATGTACTCCCGTTGCTGCGAGTAGTAGAGCGTCCGGATCCCGAGCTCGGCGAGAGCGTCCTTGTAGGTGAACTCCTCGGGCTCTTTGTCCTCCCCGTCCCATGCGGCGTGACGCTCCTCGTTGCGTTTCTCGACGATCTCGTTCGCGTGCTCCTCGATGAGATCCATCATGTCGCGGAAGAACTGCGAGGCCCTGGTCCCGTCCTGGGCGGTGGAGACAACCTGATAGCCGGGGATCGTGGCGCAACGGCCGAGGAGCACATTCTGGATCGTCGTCGTCTTGGTTGAGCGGCGCGGGATCTGCACCGTGACCTGCTTGTAGCGGACTCCTCCGTCCGGCTTCCTCGCTTCCATCACGCCGGCGACGAGCTCGCCCTGGGGAGTGATGGGGAGCCGCTGGAGACGGGCTCCGATATGAGCGACCTCGATCTCGGTCCCCTCGGGGACCGGCGAGATATGCCGCGGCGCGGCTCGCATCACTGGCCGCTCAATTGTGCTGGTCATTGTGTTGTGTCTCCTGTGGATCTACGCAGAAAAACGGAGCGGACGGGGACCGTGGGCTTCCACGCTCCCCCGAAAAACTCACTCGATCGCGTCGTTCGCGACGATCTTCCATCCGTCGTCGAGGAACGCTTGAACGTACTCGGGTAGGACGTTGACCTCGATCATGTACCGCATGCGAACTGTCTTGTCCTCGTTGCTTACCACCATTGCGGCGTAACCTCCCGTTCGATGTGCATCGGCTTTCCTCGTTGTGCGTTGGTAATTGCTGCTCCGATCCTGCCTCCGGCCGAGGTGTTGCAGTGTGCATGTTCGGGCTCGATCCCGTCCTCGGTCCCTCCCGCTACCCTGTCCTCCCGGTGTCCGGCGTGCCACGAGCTCTCCGGATCCGTGGGCAGGATCTCGCCCCCACACTTGCGGCATACCCACGGCAGCATGGCACGGCATCGGGCCCGGGCCCGGGTGGCTGTCCTGCCTCCCCATTTTGCCGCAACTACCCTCGACTCCCGAGCCTCGGCTCCGGGGATCTCAAAGAGCGAGTCCTGTCCGCCCATCTTCTACCTCCATCCAGTCATGCCACGCTTGCCGCTCGGCCTGCTTCGCTGCTCCGAGCTGCTCCATCGCCCGGAGGAGCTCGAGGATCCGCTGCTCGACCTCGCCGCGGGGAGCTGCTCGCCATGCCCGACGTCGTTTGCCTACCTGGATCTGCCACGCTTCCCGGACGCGGATCGCCTCGTCGAGCCGCTGCTTTGCTATCTCGGCCCTGGTCATACCTGATCGGCCTCCGCGTGATTGTCCCGGAGCCGTTGGAGAGCGTCGGCCGCGAGGAGTGTCCATGCTGTACGGGCCCGAGCCGAGCGGCCTCCGGCCCGGAGGAGAGCGTCTCCATCGACGGGTAGCGGCTCGATGAGCTCCTCACTCACGGAGTCGTTGAGTGCTTGTGCGTCGAGGTTCCATATCGCCGCGATGCTGTACGTCTGCTCCATACTGTTGTCCCCCTGCTTTTCTACGGCCTGCTTTTTAGGTGATCGGCCGCTTAGCTTGCCGCGGCGTCGTTGGCGCGGAGAGCGGCCCTCGCGAGTGCTGCTCCTTTGGAGTTGATCTCGGCTTGCCGAGGCGATATCCCGAACGGATTAGTCGCGGCATCGCCTGGGCTCGGCCCCGGTTGTGGTGGCGGTTCGTTGGCTTTGTCGTCGTTTTCCGGTGCGTCGCCTTGATTAATTTCCTCGATAGAGGGTGAAAAGCCCAACGACGCGGAGCTAGTTCTTTGTGCATCGGGTTCTCGTGCATCGGGTTCTCGTGCATCGGGTTCTCGTGCATCGGGAACGCTTGCAAGGGTAGCCTTACTTTTGCGCCGATCCTCGACCTCGATCGGCTCACAGCCGGTCTCGTTGAAGTGATCCCGCTTCGCCATTTCAAGGCTCACCGGCAGCTCGTAGATGTAGGTGCATGTGTAGACCCGGACGCCGTTCGCCTTTGGCACTCTCCGATAGAACTGGTAGCGGTAGCCGTGCTCCCGGAGCTCCCGAAACGCGGAGAGGATCGAGGCTTGACCGACTCCGGCCTCCGGCCGCATGAGCGTCCGGTAGCCTTTGGGAGCGTCGTCCGGACGGGCGAGGAGCACGGCGAGGACGCCGAGCGCGGCATAACTGAGGTTCCGGTCATAGACGGTCTCGTTGGCGAGGACGAGGGAGCCCCGACGCCGGATCCTGTACTCCTCGGCGCTCACGCGGCATGCTCCAGCCTCGCCGCGGCGGGTTTGTCCTGGGTGACGGGAGCGGCGAGGCATCCCCGGAGATCCGAGAGGAGGTAACGGCGGTGCCCTGCTCCGTGGAGACGGCGCGGCGTGAGCTTGCCCTGGGTTTCCCAGCGGAGCAGCGTCGAACGGGAGACGCCGAGCAGCGCCGCGGCCGTCCCCGGCGCGACGAAACGAGCCGGGAGCTCCGTCATGCTGCCCTCCCCAGCGAGAGCGCGAGGATCTCGGCCCGGTCGAACACATACGCGCCGCGGCCTCCGTCGAGTTTGGCTAAGGGTTTGATCGCTCCGCGGTGGATCCAACGGGTGAGTGTTGAGCGCTGGAGCCCGAGGATCTCGGCGGCTTCGGCCGCTCCGATGAGCTGGGAGGGTCGGATGATCCGGGCGTCGTCCGGTGTTGTACTCGTCATAGTGAACAGACTTGTGCATTACACAAACCTATGCAACTTGACATGCCGGATTGCATAACTTTGTGCAGAACCAAGTAGTCTTGACGGTTCGGGAGCGTCAAGACACGAGTACTTAGTCTTGTTGTTAGCGATGTTTACCGATGCAATGCTTTGTGCATGAGTAATTCATATCGTTACCGTTTCGAGTTTGACCTTGCCGATCGTTTGCGGAAGTCCCTCCGCGTCTCCGGTGTCTCCGTTCAGGCTATGGCGGAGAGTCTCGGTGTGTCCCGTAACACTGTCGGGAACTGGATTAACGGCCGCGGCCGTCCCGGCCGGGAGCAACTATCCCTTTGGTCGGCGCTCACCGGAGCTCCGCTGTCCTGGTTGGAGACGGGTGAGCTCCCGCCGATCAACGGGAGCTCTCTATCGGCGAGTAATATCATCGCCGCTTAGTGCAATGCACTAGGCTGGTTTTCGGCCGCTCCCGGCTTTCGTCCCCCACGACCTCCGGGAGCGGCCCCCTTTAGTGCGCGGCTTCCTTTCGTACCGGCTCGGGCGGGAGATCCTTCGCGGGGAAACCCATGTTTACGAGCATGACGCGGAGGATCCCGGCGTATTCCTGGAATTGCCTCCGAAATGCGGCCTCCGCGTCGGCCCTCGCCTCGGCGCTAATGAGCTTTTGCAGCAGCGAGCGGTTCTCGACTTTCTCCCGGAGCGCCTTTCCCGACTTCCACGCTTTCCAGCCGTCGATCGACTTGGGAATGATGTAGCCGAGTCCCCCGACGCCGAGGAGCGCTGTGACGAGCTCCGGGGTAATCATCGGGTCGGATCCAGATAGGCCCAGTCGATCCGGCGAAAGCGGACGACATGAGCGCCGATCGCCTGGACCTCGAGCGCGACGATGAGCCAGATCGTTGAGGTGACCGGCGTCCGGACGACGGCGAACCAAACCGTGACGAAGAGCAGCAGCGTATAGCCGAGGCCGCTGAGCAGCAGCGCGACCCGTTCCAGCCACCAATAGCCGACGATCACGGCGAAAGCGCCGAGCGCTCCGCCGATCACGAGGATCGTCCCCACGGCGACGGCCATAACCGGGCCGATCGTGCCGGTGACGATCGTCGGGATCCCGCCGAGCGCCGCGAGCAGACCGGCGACTCCGGCGATGCTGTACGCGAGGAGCTGTACGGCGTTGATGATCCGCGGCTCGCGGATCCAGCTCGAGACCCTATCCGACATGTCTCCCTCCCGTTTGATCCTCGCGCGGCGCGAAATATCCGGCCGCGAACGTCGCGATCACCTCGAGCGGGATCTCCACCGAGGCCGGGACGTCGATCCCGGCGAGCCACTCGATGAGCGCGATCGCGAGCGAGACGACGGCGAGAGCCGCCGTCGAGGCCGCGACTTTCGCTGTCGGCCTGATGCTGGTATCTATTGCCACGCTTCCCCCTAAATGTCACATTTAGATTTTTTGCGTAATGTTCTTGGCCTAACATGCTTGTCAAGACCGTATAATTCGCCTTTCGCTTAGATGATCTGGAGTCGCTGTCCGACGCCGATCCGGTTCGGGTCGGCGAGCCCGTTTCGCGCCGCGAGCACCTCGACCGAGATCCCGTAGTAGGCCGCGATCGCGCCGAGGGTGTCCCCGGGCTCGACGTACCAATAGAGCGGCCCGGGGATCCAGACCCGTTGCCCTGGCTGGATCCGGTCCGGGTCGATGTTGTTGTAGGCGGCGATCTCGGCGACGGTCCGGCCGTAGTAGTTCGCGATCTTCGTGAGGGTGTCCCCGGGCTCGACGATCCAGTGCAGCTCGTCGTCGCCGAACACTCGAGGGACCATCGGCGCGGGTGCCGGAGGAGCCGGAGCGGGGACGGGAGCCTCCACGGCCCGGGCGAGATCGTCGATCCGGCCGAGATCCCACTTGCCCGGGCATGCCGTCGCTTGCCAGTAACGGTGCGGGATAAGCGGCAGGTTCGGCCCGTAGTGGTCCCGGAGGAAGTCCACGAGCCACGCGACCGTGAGATAGTCCCCGTCCGTTGCCTCCGGGCGGCACTCGATATGGATCGACGTCGCATTCCCGTAGGCGTTTCCCGCGGCCCATGAGGCATTAGCCGGAGACACGAGGCAATGAATCCGGCCGTCCGAGACAACAAAGTGCGCCGACGTCGTAAAGCTGTGTTTCAGGAAGAAGTCCACGACGCCGTCATGGGTTTGGCCGAACACTCCCCAATGGTGGATCGTGATCGACTCGATCCGGCGCGGCGTGCCGCCGAACGTGCCGGGGACGTCCCCGGCCGCGGTGTATTCGGAATCCGAGAGCGACTCGTCGATCGTGTAGGTCAATTTTCTGGCCTTTCCTTATGCCTTGAAGTGAGTCACGGTGACGGAGAACATGAGGTCGACGGCCTTGCCTCGGAGTGCGTTCGCGGGGATATCGACCTCCCGGACCCCAGCCGCTCCCTGGTTGTTCATGATGGAGACATAGGGGACCGTGTTCGCGAAAATGACGGCCGACTGTGCGTTGATGTTGACGGCGTAACCGACCGCGCCGGAGCCGTCCCGGACGTTCGTCGCGCCGACCGGGAGCGGGATCCCGCCGACCCGGAGGGAGCCGGCGAACGCCGTTGTGCTGTCGAGTGTTCCAATGACGCGGACAAAGTAGGTAACGGTGTCGCCAGCTACCACCATGCGGCCGCTTTGTGTCGTGTAGGCGTGAACTCCCGCGCCGCCTGAGCCGTAGATCGTTGGCGTAAAGAGAAAGGTTCCTTGCTGGATCCCTCCCCGGTAGTCGAGCGGGTCGGAGGTGGTTCCCTGGGCTCCCTTGACGTAGCCGTAGGAGAACGTGTTGCGGCCGGTGATGTTCGTTGTCGGTCCGGTGAGCAGGTTCGCCGGAGCCGCGGTGTGGCCCGTCATGGTGAGCCGGTCGCTGATTAGGCCGACGCCGTCTGTGTTGTCGAGGACGTAGGCCGGATTTGCCACTGCGAGCGAGGTCGGCAGGATCGGATCGTTCGCCCACATCGCCCGGGCGTTGAGCAGCCGCGGCGGCGCGGTGTAGCCGGTGCCGTTGGTGCGGCTCTTGTAGGCGATCCGGTAGGTGTCCGAGACGCATGCTTGAACGTCGGATGCTCCGGTGAGGTCGAACGCGATCGAGGCCGGGTAGCGGGACGTCATTTGTGTGACCGCGCCCGCGTCCTGGCTAATCCACGGGTGGACCCGGTCCCATCGGTTCGCGCTCGTGT